GCTTTTCAACTAATTCTTGGAAAGTCACACTATTACCTCCTTCGTTATTCATTTCACCTGCAGGTTCTGCAGGCTCATATACTCTTTTTTCCACTACTTCTGTCTTTTCTCCCAATGTCACCTGGTCATCTTGGATAGTGAATGGGATGCTGTATAATTTCGTAGGTAGGTTTGGCTGCTCATGCTCCACTATGACTGTACTGTTGTCATATCTAATACTCCTAATCCATACATAGTGGCCATTGCCATGGGCATTGAAATATTCTTTTGCTGCCTCTCTTAATTCCTCTTTTAGCTTTTCGAAGGTTCCATCCAGCTGCTCTCCTGCTATATCTTCCATTTCCATACCTACAATCTTTGTGGGCATTCCTGGTCTGTGTAGTGGTGTCCAGTCTATAGATAGAGGTTCATATCCTATTACATCTATTTCTCCAGTTACGCTGTTTTTCTGTAGTTCAGGAAATCCAAAGATGCTGACCTCTTTAATTCTGTTGGTTCTTATCCATCTCTTTAGGCTTTTGGCATCTGCATCTATTAAGCCCCTGAAATAAGCATTATTGCCTCTCATTTCTGCACCTATCCAATGTGTTACTGGGGGCACAAATTCTGTTGATATATCTTCTGGCTTTTGGTGGCCAAGGAACCCATTCAGTGTATGTTCCATGACATAGTCTACAATGTCCTTTAAGCTCTTAGGTGTATAATTCCAGCCTCTTTTACTTTTGCCAGCTGGTATTTCTACTACTACCTCTAAAGGATCATCATCCATTTGCTTCATCTGTTCTATGTCGACACCTTTGGCCAGAGGTATATCGCTTGGCTTTATATTAGATAGCAGTGCATTTACACTATCTATTTCGCCCTGTATGACTCTTTGCTCACCTGCTAATACTTTTATATACACTTCTTATTTTCACCCCCTTAAATTAATGCTGTGGCTTTTCTGGGAATACAAATTAAAAGAATTGGAACTTCTCGAAGTTATCCTGATACCATTTTTCTAGTTGTGGATCACTTTCAGGATCCTTTGCCCAGTTTGATACTCTTTCTATAGTTGTGTTTATGTCTTCCTGGATTTCTGTCATAATGCATAAACAATTAGGATGAAAAGGATAATCTGGTGCATGTTCTATAGGATATCCTCCAGGACCTAACCCATAATCATCAGCCTCACAATATACATCGCATATGTCATACTCTGGATGGCTTGCAGATAATATAAACCTTACACCCTTATTATTTGGATTCATTGCTGCAGATTTCATTGTAGCCATCCCAAAGGCTGATGTCATTTCTGTCCTAGCTAGCCTTAAGGCCTCATAACATATATCTTCAGGAACTCTTCCTTGCATTCTTGCCATCATATTGGGATAATCTTTTGCAAATGTAGCCTTACCTTTCTTTACATACTTTTCTATAGCTCTGGCCACATTTACACAATCTTCTCCAGTGGCCACACCAGATACCAGGATCCTATTGATGTTCTTTCTATAGTTCTGGTTTTTATTCCAGATATGGTCACTTAATTTAAGACCAAACCTACTCCTGGACCACATAGCTTCTGCTGCTCTAGTATTTATTCTATAGAAAGCATTTTCTATTACCCCTACAGATAGCCTTGTTGCTCCTGCCTTTTTTGCTATATCTATAAGTACCTGTTTAGAGTAGCTGGATCCTGCTTCTATGTTTCTTTTTATGTGCCTATCAAAGTTTATAGTCAGCTGGCCATTAAGATCATCAATTATCTTCTTAATTTCCTGCTGGATCCTCTTAAGCCTTAACTCATCAAATGGATTAAGGCCGCCTCTGGCAATGTCCTGTGCTATTATCCTGGAGACATCCTCATACATGGTCCTAATTTCCTGTTCCTGGTCTAGCCTTAGCTCCATAAATTCTTTTCTTTGCAGTAATGCCCATTTTTTGTATGGCCCACTTGTTTGAATTATCTTGTCTATGCCCATATTGGAGCTCATTTTCTTATTCTTCATCCTCATCACCTATTAAGGCCTCGTCTATTTCTCTGACTTCATCAATCCATCCCTCATAGTCTCTATATCTGTTCCTTAATCTTCTGGTTCTCATTATCTTTTCTCTTTCTCCGACTATCTCTGGATCATTAGACTGATATTCGGACATGGTGTCAATGTACTGTGCTAGGAAGTCTACTGCAGATTCTTCTGATATGATATTGGACATAAGGGCCACATTTAAAGCTGTAGTTATATTCTTTAATGTTTCACTTACGGCCTTATCATCTCTTGGATCTACCTCATCCCATCCTAATGCCACAGTATAATCTAAGAATTGCAATCCTCTTGCTTGACTAGACATGGCCAATACCATTCTAGCCAACAGCTGCCATTGCTCTGCAAATTGCTCCCTCTTCCTTTTAACTTTGTTTACCATGATAGGCATTTGTTCTTTAACACTTGCTAAGGCTGATGGTGTATGGACCCCAAATATAAACTCTGGTGTCTCTGATATATCTACTATGCAGTAGAATATTAGTTTTAATAGGTCCTTGGCATCACCTGTGGCACTCTTGGCCTCGATAAACTCTGCGTCTTCTCCCTCTGTAAAGAATAATATTTCATGGCCATCTAGGTTAATGGCTCCACCTTCCTTGGCAAACTTTACTGGATCCTCTATGCCAAAGTTATTAGCCAAAAACTCTGCTACATCCTTAAGCTTAATCTTCAGCTTAGGAGTGCTGTGCATTTTGGACCCTTTAAGAGCATGGAGCATTACATCGTGGTATGCTTTCACATATGGAGCTATAGGTTCTATATCTGATTGGCCATACTTCATAGTCTCGTCTGGTTCATTCTTAAAGTGGACTATAGGTATAAACCCCCATGGGTTTTCGAATGTTCCAGCCTCTATGCCTTCTGGTTGGTCTCCTACTATTTCTATTATCCTTTCCTCTGCAGTTATTTTCTGTGTTATGGTGCAGCTTCTCTTGGTGCCGTTTAGCTCTATCCATTCATGCTTGCTTTTTAGGATATAAGCTATAGGCTCCCTTGTTATAGGATCTAATATGATGTCCTCTACTTCTTCAGGAGGGATGATATTGTATATAATCCTTTCCTTTTTCTCTGGGTATAAAGGGTTTTCTCTTTTTTCCCTTGTAAGCCATACATAACAATCCCCTAATTTTAAGGCATTGCTATGGGTTCTTATCATCTTGGATGTATTCTCTAGTACAAAATCATCCAAGACCTCTTGTGCATCCTCGTCCTCTATTGCGAAGTGAGGGACTCCCATAAAGCCTACAGCCGAATTTATCACTGGTTTAATGAATGCAGCTCCCAGCTCATATTTTGAGTTCTTATTCTGGTACAATTCCCTGGCCAGCTTATAGTCTACTTTAGAATTGTCCAGTGTATAGGTGATATAAGTTGTACCTCTAATCCTCATCATTTCGCCAGCTGCTTTCCTCTTAAACCAATGATATGGCTTCAATAATTTCTCTCTAATCATACAGTTTCCCTCCCTTCAATAGTGATAGATCTGTGTAATCACCATCTGCAAATGAATATATAACAGCATCTGCTCTGTCTGGTGATTCTCCTATTCTCTTCTTCATTTGCTCCTTGCTTTCTAGTTCAATCCTTCCTTTACTGTCTATCCTGTATTTCCTATTAGATAATTGCTTGATTAATATATCATCCTTAGGTAGCTCTATTACTCCAGGTTCACCTTGTAGGAATTTAGAGAAGTTTTCATCCAGCAGCTCTCTTAAGTTGTCCCACATTTCTGCAGCTCTATTGTAATAATGATCGGGATCCTTGGCCTTGGCTCCATTTTTAATAGGTACAATGGTATATCCTAACCTCTTCTGCCTGTTTATTTCTCTTAGCCTATCAGTAACTCCACCACCTAGGCCATCATCGTCTATCTTGACTATCACCTTGTTTATTTGTGTATGTTTGTTCTTCAAGCTTTCTACAGTCCTTATGATATTACCTGTAGTCTCCATGGTGTCTTTTTTAGAATACTGCTGCAATGGTAATACTCTATTGCCTATCCTTGGAGCAATAATCGTCTTATCATCTCCAAATCTGGCCACATCCACACCTATATGCAATATATAAGCATTTTCTATACTTACCACAGTCTCTGTTGCCTGTTCTACTACTTCCAGGGATATCAAGCTATCAGATTCACCTTTAGGGAATTCTCCTAGGACCCTTACTCTATAGACATCGCTATCTATGCCATACTTCTTTTGCAGCATTCTTATGTTTTCCTTGGATGTTCTTGGGCTGTCTAGTGAAGATACCTTATGAATTCTATACATGTCTCTATCGCTGTTATGGCTATCGTAAAATATCCCACTTGTCTTTGTTGGGTTTCCACATAGTAATAGCTTATTTTCATATCCTGTTAAGGTTCCCAGTATGGCCTCCATGATATTATCAGCTACCCCAGAAGCCTCATCTACTACAAACAACATATAATCCTCATGGAACCCTTGCATATTCTCTGGCCTTACTGCAGTCCTGGCTGTAGCCCACCATCTTTCTTCATAGC